TATCAAAAATATTTTGCACAATTACCATTTAATGGGAAAATGTATCCAACAGGAAGAGTCAGAATATATTCTGAACCAAATTATAGAACTATCAATGGACAAACTACCCTTGCAAATGGTGCCGTAGCAAAACACGGTAGAGGTCAATTTGGAACGCCAATTGTTAGTCATTATGCTGGTCTATCTTCTTATTGGACATCAAATTCAAATGTTCGTGGCTGCACTATGAAAAGCTCACAGCTATTTGGAACAGCAATTGAAACTTCTATCTCTGTTGGTGCAGCAGGAATTAATAACGCACTGGCCCAAACATCTTCTAGAACTGGCATTATTAAAAACTTGCTAACATATACTCCGTCATATGAAAATATTTCTAAAAATATTATTGCCCCAGGAACAGTCCAGTCTTCTGCCTTAGTATTTACTGGGCCATCGTTTACAACCACTGAAACCCCTATAGATTTTATATCATATGTTTATAAACCACTTAATACATTACAAAATAAATTTAAACATTTTGGATCTAGAATTCGTCTTATTGGAAAAGTTGAAAATAACGAAAACAGTAGTCAAAGTCCAATTGGGGCATCTTCTTATTATTTGGGGCAAACAAATAATCCAAACCAGCCAGCAATAATTTCTGGTGCCTCTGGCGGAATTGGCGTACTTATGAATCCAGAAACAAACAATGGCTATTATCTTGAAATAGTTGCATTAGCTGAAGACGGCGTTCTAGACTCCTATGAAAATTCTGCCGATTTACATAACATATTATTCTATAAAATTGGTAAGCCTAGTATTGGCGAGACATCCAAGGCAGTCCCCATTAAGCTTTGGGGTGGAACTGCACAAATTTTAATAGATAATGGTCAGTTTGTTGGACAATATAGGATGGCAAATGAAAAAAATCCAACAGTGTACGATCTTGCAGTAGAGTATGAGGATATTGGCACAACTAGAAAATTTTTCTTGTATATAAATAATAGGCTTATTGCAACAGTAATAGACAGCCAGCCATTACCAATATATAACAATATGTGTTTATTTGTTCGTGGCGGTGCCAGGGCAATGTTTGAAAACATTTATGCAATAACAAATAACTATTCTCAAAATACTTCATATGCATTAAGCACTCCAGTAAGTGCTGTGTTTTCTTCAGATGAAATAGACATAGATGAGGCATTTAGAAAATATGCTTTAAGTGGTGTAATACAGGCTAGTTATTTGTCAAGCATTAGCCCATCAGAACCCCCCAAATATAACATGTATTATGAAGAATTTGGAACCATAATGAGAGAAGCAGCTTACTTTAACATCAGGTATGATAAAGCATATCCAGCATTATATGCCAAGCTATCTCCAACATTTAATAAATTAAAAGGCTATACCACTTCTGGATTTTTAGCAAGTTCCTACGGTGCAGAATTTATGATTTTCAATGCAACGGACACAGTTCTGAGTCTTGATGAAACAAGTGGAAACTATTTAAGAATTCAGGGTGTAACATTTACGCAAGAATCTCCACACGATTTAACAGTGGATGAATATTTTGATAAAAAGAGTGACCACTCAAATCCACAATTTTCTGGGCAACAGTTAGTCTCCTATCCAGGAAAGGCAAAACAAGAATATCAGGATATCAAAATTAGTAGGCTGACGCACGGAAGAAAAGAGTTTACACTTGACACGCCATATATTCAATCACATGATGATGCTGAAAATCTCATGGGCTGGATGATATCAAAAATTATGAAACCGAGAAAATCTATTGGCGTAAACCTGTTTGGCTTGCCAATTTTGCAACTTGGTGATATAGTTAGTATTAACTATAAAGACAGTGATAATGTAGATATTGTCGCACCAGAAGATTCCAGGTTTGTTGTTTATCAAATAGAATACTCTGCAAATCCAGATGGACCAGAAATGACTGCGTTTTTAAGTGAGGTGAAATAATGGATGCACTGCCCATGTCAACTAGCAATGAGGCATACAATAATTTAAATGCTAGACTATCACAATTGGAGTCCCAGGTTTCCTCTGTCAAAATTGCTACACAGGAATTAATAGATATTGTTGATGATGCAATTCCAGCAGACCAAAAAATAGAAGCAATGACTAACCTATTATTTGAAGATATAGGTGGTCAAGAAATAATTAGTATTATTAGAAATGATATTGTTAATGGTCAGAATGTTACATATCAGCCAATTACAAATATTACAAGTCTTTATTATCAGTATAATCCACAAAACATTTTAGCAGTACAAAAAACAGATAGGGATTACTTTAAAAATTTCCCAATTATTTTATACAGCAAGGTTCCAGAATGCGGAAGCGGCTTTGATATTGACGGTAATCAGCAGGTGCCAAACTGTGATTATATCTACATACATCCAACAAGCGGGGATCTTGTAATAGATTTAATTAATATGAGGCTAGAAGAAGAGGTAGAGGTTCAGATTATTTCTAAACTAAGCGACCTACATGATACAATATACTGAGGAAAAATAATGATTACAAATACTGGAAAGGGCATTTTAGCTAAATACTTGATTGGTCAAGCACCAGCATATGCTTCATATATTGCTGTGGGCTGTGGCCCCTCTGCTTTAGAAGATGACACCCCTGGTTTTACCACAGAGCAAAAAGAAGAATATGCTGAAAAAAATGCACTAGACTTTGAAATGTTTCGTGTGCCAATTATTTCTAAGGGGTATGTTAATGAAAACAATCTTACAAAGCTGGTACTAACAGCAGAGTTGCCAACAGAAGAAAGATATGAAATAACAGAAGTTGGAATATTTTCAGCAGAATCCAACCCATCAGCGGGTGCGTTTGACAGCAAAAACTTTTATTTATTTAATCAGACAGAGGGCTGGGAGCACCACACACAATCTTTGATTAAAGAAATTCCAACTATATATACGCCATTAGATGAAAACGATATTATTCTTGGAGAATATATTGTTAATGGAACACTACAAGAAACTCCAGTATTTCATACTAACGCAGATAATAGAACATTTACAAATGAAGAAAGAGTTCTTAGAAATGAAAGATGTAGATTTTTAAATAATATGCTAATGGTTGTTGGAGATGATGCTTCTTTAACTACTGATTCAATACAGCAATTGTCTGTTGTTGCTGGTAGCAATCATATACATAAAACTGGAACATCTTTAACATTTAATAGAAATGCCCCAACAGATCGGCTCAAACTTGCATTTTCTTTAATAAATAAAAATGGAGAATCTTCGACAGTACCAGACAATGTAAAAATTTTAATTCAGTTTTCTTCTTCAGATACATCTTCTACTGGTGAATATGCAAACTTTACTGTCAATATTGACCACACTGGGTTTACAGCTGGCACTGCACCACAAGAAGCAAACTTTACAACACAAAGATATTTTGTTGTTTCAAAACAATTACAGGAGCTATATTATACCTCAGCATTTAACTGGGAAAGTGTGACAGTTGCCAAAATATTTGTTGAGGTAGAAAAAAACGGAGCACCATCTTCCGATTACTATGTGGCTCTAGATGCAATGAGATTGGAAAATTTAACAACAACAAATCCTTTATATGGTCTTACTGGGTATTCAGTGCTAAAAACAGATGGGGCATTGCCAATTGTTAAGCTAGCTAATACTGCAAATTATATAGAATTTAGAATAGCCATTGGAGTGGAATAATGGCAGATCGTGGAATTAAAAAAGTTGTGATTCCAAAGTCTACGCTACCTAGTGTCACATTAGATAATAAATATTTTGTTAGATATAGGATAGTCTCTCAGGACAAAAATAGAGTTTCTGCGTGGTCACCAACATTTGAGCTAAATGCTATAACGCCTACGCCATTACTGGCATCCAATGTTACATACTCTATCAATAATAAATTAGTTAATATAGCCTGGATAGATCCAGAGCTAAGAAATAATTACGATATTTTTATTAAATCTGATTCTGGTGCATATACCTATTATGGAACCGTAACTGGGCAAAGTTATAGCTTTTTAACTAATGCTACAACCTCTATACAGTTTGCCATCCAGATATCTAGTATTTCTAAGGAAAAAAGCGAGATCCTAGAAATCTATGAATCTAGCGTCATATCTTTGGTATAATATTAGTTTAGGAGAAAAATGCCAATTATTCCGATTCCAGAACGTGGTCAGCCACTAGACCTAAGCTATATTGCTACAATAGCCGAAACAGTAAATAACCTATCCAAAGAGCTATCATACTCTTCAAAAAAATATGCATCGGTTGAAAGCCCAAGAGCATCTATTACAAGGCAAGATCTTAAAGTTACAGACATGAGGGTTGTAGCAGGGGCCTACGATCTTGCTCAAAATTTTTCTGTAAACGCTGGTCAGAAGGTACAGTTTACTTATAACTTTGCAAGCTCAGACTTTAAATATCCACCAATTGTTACTGCAACTCCAGAGGCTGTATCAGTAACAGATAGCGGAACGGACGTATCTGTAACAATTACATCAGTTACCTCATCCAGAGTTGATGGCGTTGTACGTTTTAATACAAGCGGTACCGCTTCAATTCGTATAAATATTATTGCTATTGGACTTCCAAGCTAGGTGATATCCATGCCATTAATGGATATGGAATCTTATAATAATGCACCTGTAATTCCTGGGAATAAAAAAGTCTGGTTCTTAAATGGGGACTTGGTAAGAATTCATCATTTAAATAAATCTAATGGCATTATGTCAGTCTTCAATATTATTAAAGATCAAATAGAAAGTTGCCTAATTTCTGATTTTAAGAAAAATAGAGAAAGAGCTTATACAGTTGGTCAAACTGCCCAGCTTGTAAATAGGCATAAAAAGTACTTGCCAAATTTAATGAAACGTGGTATAATCCCATTTCCAACTGGCTCACAAAAAGGTGGGGCAACTGGATGGCAAGTACGAAGCTACTACTCTGAATCACAGGTAAGGGAGATTCGTGATATACTGGCCTCCTACCATATGGGTAGACCAAGAAAAGATAAATTAATTACAAATGATATAACGCCTTCTCCACAGGAGTTGACACGGAGAATGGGCGATGGTATACTTACATATACCAAAACCGAAGATGGTAGATTTATACCAATTTGGTCAGAGTCTATATAGGAAGAAAATGGGTATGAATAACGAAGACACTAAGGTTCGTGTAGCATTGGGCTATACGCTTAACCTAGGCAACTTTCAGTCTCTACGAATTGATGTAGAAGTTCAAGACAACAAGCGTGAAGGCGAAAACACCAATGACGCTTTTGAGCGGGTATATGCTTTTGTCGAAGATAAGTTAGCCGCCAAGGTCAAGGAAGCTGCTGCTGAGGTAGAGGCTAAGTAAATGGCTGATCGCAAAGACCAGATGGCTTTGCTCAGCAAGTTTGAAAAGCACTATAAGTTTAAGTATAATCAAAAACCAAACTTAAACAGATGGGCAGAGGCCTGGGCAGCAGATGCAATTATAGATTCTTACGGCATTCATATTTGCTATGAAATGCTAGAGTATTATTTTGATGTATCC